ATTCATTACGTCTATCGGCTTGTTAAGCAGGTTGCCGTTCTTGTCCTCCGTCCATTTATAGTTTTGAAGCTCTTTAATTAGGTTGTTGCTTCGTGCTGTTGCAAACAACTTATGCCGTTTAAGAATATCAATACCTGCGTTAATTGAATCTTGCCCCTTGGCTGTTGGCTTTACGTTCCACCCGAATCGGTGCAGTTCCTCGATTGATTTCGGTTCTGCGCTATCCGCAAAGATTTCGTCCCTGCGGTCAAGGCCAAGGGATTGCAAATGGTTGTGCAGGTCTCGGTTTGTCATCCCGGTTCGGTAGAGCAATTCGTCCAAGTAAAGATTGTCCCCGTGCTGGTAGATTGCCACAATAGCGGACGGGTCATTTGTAAAACCAAAGTCAAGGCCATAGGAAAGTAGTTTTGCTTCTTGCGGGATTTCGGACGTTCCGAATTGAAAGATTGTTGCTCGGCTCATACCACGCTCACCCAAGCCATATATACGCCAATAGTCCTCGTCGGTTTCTTTTAGGCGTTCGATTTCGTTCTTAATCTGCTCGTCAAGGAACGGGTTATCCCGGTAGGTGGTTTGGTAAAAGTCGCAGTCCTCACGGGGTATTACCCTATCGTAAATCCAATGGAAAGATTCGGAAGGGTTGTAGTCAAGAATAATGCGCCCATCGGTACGGAATATAAGCTGCTGCCAATCCTCGTAAAACAATTCGTTTGCCTCGTTAATGTAAAGTAGGTTACGTTTGCGGCCACGTATCTTTTGGGGTTGGTCTAACGATATAAACTCAATAAGGTTTCCGTTTAAGTGGTATTCGTGGCTTGACTTATTGTGGTAGTCCTCCCGGTACAAGTCGTGCGCTCGTAGAATATCAAAGAAGTCCCGCATTACGGAAGCACGCAGGGACGGGAACGACTTACGGCAAATGGTTATGGTCTTGGCGGTATTGCGTTCGGTATAGTAAAAGATTAACCATAGCAGGATATTGTAAGTTTTCCCACTCCTTGTTCCGCCTTGCTCAACGATAATACGCTTATCGCTGTTAATTAGGTGGTTAAATACCTTATTGGTCTGTATCGTTGCCAAGTACTTCTATTTGAAACATCTTGCCCGTAGATACGTCCAGCTCTTGGCGTTCTACATAGCCCCGCTTCTTGCCTTTTGTTTTTAGGAAAAAGATAGTAGCGGTGGAGTTGCCGTCCTTGATTTGTTTATGCAACTGGCTTTCCGCAAAGTCAAGGGCAACGTCTGATAATGAATCGACTGCTGCTTTGTATTCGGGGTCGCTATCCATCCAAAGGTAATGCGTGGTTCTCCCAATGCCTACCGTCTTGCAAGCCGAGGTTACAACTCCGAGGGATTTTTCCAATGCATCGAGCATTGCCTTTTTATGTTGTACAGTTTTGTCCATACCATATCTTTGTTTTATATTTGTTTCACCTGCGAGGAAAGTGTAATGGTTGCACGCTTGGTACTCCAATCAAGAAGTGGCGTTCGAATCGACCTCCTCGCTCAAAGTAGCCCTCCTCTCTTGGAGGGTTATTTTTTGTCCCTTATACATACCTGCACCCAATTCATCTATTTTCTCAAAGGGTATTACTGGTTGTGCTAATTCGCAATCTTTATCAATTAAATAAACATATTTTAATTGGTAGCCAGTTAATAGCTCAACTTCATAGCCACGCTCTTTTAATTTTGGTATGTCGCTTTTTTTAAGAAAAGAACTTGTTAAGCCCATATCGTAGGTTTTTTTAATATGCGATACCTGACCATTTATTTTACATATTCCTGCATTGCTCGCTATCCCAACTAACTTAAACCCGCTTGCCCTATAAATAGTACCATCACCGCATTGAGTACCATCGCTAAAACTAATAACCCATTTAATGTGCGGGGCGTGCTTTTTTATTAATCGTATGGTGATTGCAATACAGCGGCTCTCCGAATACTTGGGTAGGTAGTCATCAAAGGCCATACGGTTAAGTTCTATAAACTCATTCCAGCCGGTATTCTTAACAAGGTTGATGGTTCCATTCTTGTTAATGCTTGGGCCATAACTCAATACCCCGTGTAACTTGTCATCTAAAAAGCAACCAAAGTGCAGGGTGCTGTTTGGAACTACCTTTCCAGAGTAGTGATGCTTCTTAACAAACTCGTTAGCAATCTTGGCGGGTATTACCTTAACAATTATTTCCTTTGCTCTGCCCATTGCATAATAATTAAGTAGAGTGCATTACCATTGCTATTCTCATTCCCAAAGGTTTCGCAGTATTTGTAATCGTCTGTTGCTTTAATATCTGCGATTGCATTCTTTATTTGCTCGGCCTGCTCATCTGCAAGAGTGAAGGTCATTTGCTGGAACGGGGACTTATCCCCATCTGGCAAAGAGAACTCCTCGTTAAATTCTTCTGCCTTTAAGTCAAAGCCACCAATATCAAGTCCCCAATCGGTAATTGAGGCAGCATCCCATTCGTTTGCTAATAAGTCCCAATCCCATTCACCGAACCCTACATTGTCTTTGATTATGAACTCCGCTTGTTGCTCCTCCGTTAGGTTATCGGCAATAACAATCGGCACTTCTTTAAGCCCTGCGGCTTTGCACGCCTTTAAGCGCATATTGCCACCCAACACCACCATATTTGCATCCACAACGATAGGACGCAAGTCCAGCATTTGAGGGAACTCTTGGATTGATTTTACGAGCTTCTTGAACTTATCGTCTTTGATAATTCGTGGGTTGCTCGCATTGGGAACCACTTGGGTAATTGGTACTATTTGCATAAACGCTCTAATCTAATATCGTTAAAATCGTGAATGTTGAAGTTGGTGGTCATATCCTCGTGCAGGGTCAAGGCAATATCTCCGGCTTTGTTTGGATTGTCGTGTAGGTATTTAATGGCCTTATTCCAATCGCCCTTATGCTTTACAGCGATGCAGTTCTTATCCGTTAGGTGTTGTGAGTACGGTGCTACATCACTTACAATTAACGCACAACCAGCAAACCCTGCTTCTACCATTTTTAGGTTTGACTTGCACCGGTTAAACTCACTTGGAAGTAGCGGAGCCAGTGCAACGTCAAAGGCTTGGTATAACTTTCCGTATTCCTCCGGTGATTGTGTTTGTAATGCGAATCTTGCTTTTGCGGCTTCGGGGTATCCACCAAGGTCGGCAACGTAGGATTCGTATGGTGAAAGGTCAATCTTGTTTTGCACAAGGTCGGGAAGGTGTGATATTCCCGCAACGTAACCAAAGCGCACCTCGTCTGATTCTTGACGGGTTATTTGCCATTGCGGGTCGGCTGGGTCTAATCCGTTTGGAATGATATGTACGTTACGGTTTACCTTTTTAATCTTATCAGCAAGGTACCTTTGGGTAGTCCAGACCTCATCAGCGAAGTACATCGAGTTTACAATACGTCCGGATAGGTTTGCTTTGTCGTATGTTGCTTTTGAGGGGTGGTCTAATGCCAAGTGCCACCAATCGTCGTTATCAATAATAACCTTCTTGCCCGTTGCTTTGCAAATAGCAAAGAAGTTAGCAAAGGATTCACCGGAGAACGGAAGCGCACGGGAAAAGATAACGTGGGTAACGTCCTCCCAATCGGCTTCTGGTATTGGCTGTTTGTAGTTGAGTATCTGAAAATCTAAAAGCCCTTTCTCCTTTAACAGAGTGAAGGGCTTGTAAATCCGGTGGTACACCACGCCGGATTGTTGGTCTCCGAGGCAAAGGACTTTCATTTCAAATAGTTATAGTAACAAAGATAGGCATCGAGCGTCTTGGTATTCCATTTAGCCATTTGTTGAGCGAATAAGCCATCTGCTTCGTATTCGTTTCCGAATCTCACATCACCGATTGCATCGCAACGAACCATAAACGAGGCGGTATCTATTGTACCTACTCTTGGTTCCTTGGTTGGGTGTAATCTTGGTTGGCCATTCTTGAATACCTGCCCCCAAGTGATAAACGGATAAGATTCGTTTTTAACGGCTTCGTACCAATCTGGGTGTATGATATTGTCATCGTCGAGAAAGTAGATGTAATCGCTTCTTTTGGCTCTTAATGCCAATATAAACTCCATACCGACGTTTCGTAGTGGATGACCCCAACTACCGGATACGTTTGGGCGTAGGTAAGTAATTCCGTTTGGGAACTCGCCTGTTGCTTTCTCGTCAACGACTACCGTCCAACTGCAATCCTCCGGGATGGTTTGTTTGATTGTTGTTAAGTTCCCAGGGCGGGAACACGGTGTAATGATGTGAATCATTTGTTGAGCTTTTTTAGGTGTACGGCTTTTAGGAAATCTTTTGACAATTCAACACCAAAGTCTGCTTCGTGGTGACATTCCCGGCACAAGGCCATTAAGTTCTCTGGGGTATCCATAAGTTTACTGCCACCCATACCACGGGGTTCGATGTGATGGATGTCTACGGCTCGCCTGTTGCAGACCTCACAAGGGATAAATTCTAAAGCCGACAATCCCATTGCCTTTAGGTAAACCTTAGTGTGATTCTTCATTGTCTTGCCAAGAACTTAACCCACATCTTTGCTGCAACTGCTCTGCGTTGGGGCTTGAATGGATAGATGGACTTTAACCGGGCCATTGCTATCCGCATAAACTGGTCTTTCATTTTAGAACTTTTGATTATCAAAGGTTTCGTTGTACCACTCCTCAAAAGCACTACCATTCTCGTACAGAGATAGCGATGGCCTGTCCGTGTGGAATGCCGTACTTAGCGCCTCTTTCTCTTTTTCCATCATTTGTTTACGAATAGTAAACCAAGTGAACTTATCCTTGGGCGTATCCCAAAGCAAACGGAACAACTCTTCAACTGGCGTCATTCTTGAAATAATTTCTAATTGTTGTTTCAATCTCGTTTAACCTTTGCTCTGCGGATAGGCCGCTATTCTCGGAATCTATAATTTGACCGATTTCGTCAATCATTTGATAAAGAGCCATCAACTCTTGAATTTGTGTTCTCATTCTATGGTAAGATTATTTGCTTGAAGTAGCCGATGCAAATCTTTGCGTATCAACTCGTAGCATTTATACTCGCAGTCCGTCAAGGTTTCATACTTCAACTTACCACGAAGGTCTTGGTCAATCTTCCAAAGTACGTGCTTAAACATTCCTCCGTTGACGGCTTCCATAAATTCGGGTTCCTCATCGGGGAG